CGGTGTCGTCACGTTGAAGGACGTTGTGCTGTTCAGCGCGGTGACGTACCAAGTGCCGTTGTAGCCTGTGGGCGTCGTGCCGGTGACAGTGACATAGGATCCGACAACGATGTCCGAGGGATACGCTGCGGTGGTCACGAACGTGATTTGTTGCGTTGTTGCACTCCACAGCGTCCCGGCGGCAAGCGAGGCCGCATTGCTGGTGGCTGCGCTGAACAGCGTGGCGAGCGGAGTTCCGGGTTGCGTCGTCGTGTTGGCGGGCTGTGATAACACTGCTATACTGGCCCCTTGGAGGGCATTTCCCAGGATATCCTGAACTCTTCCGTCGAATCGTCCTTGACTACTCAATGGGATTCACCTCAGAACAAACCGCAAAATTGAATTTCCGTCACGGCGAAGCCGTTCGCGGAAAAATGACCCGCGAATACGAAGCGTACCGGAACGCGAAAAAGCGTTGTCGTAATTGCCATGAACCATACTTTAAGGATTATGGCGGTCGCGGCATCCAGTTCCGCTTCAAATGTTTCGCGGATTTCTTGAAGGCCGTTGGCCGCAAACCTTCACGAAAACACGTTCTTGATCGCATCAGCAACAATGGCCACTACGAAGCTGGAAATGTGCGCTGGGCTACGCGATCCGAATCTTCAAAGAATCGTAGAATGACAAAGAAACTTAAACGAGCGATGCTGGCGAATTTTCGCAAAGCGCACAAACGTCGCTGGGCAACTCTGTACAGTCACCTGTAATCTCCGCTGAGTGCCCCGTCGATCGTTCCGCCGCCCGCTTGATAGCCCATCGGGCGCACCGCGATGCGCTGATCTTTCCTGACATAGCGGTTGATCAGCGTATCCGCTTCCTCGAGCCACATGGCTTTAGCTTCGGCGCGTTGTGCGGCGCCGCGGCTGATGGCGTACAGCATCACGATGCCCCAGCCGAGAACGTCTTCACCGTCGCGAATCGGGATCGAGGTATTGGGATAGTTCGCAGGTATCGAAGCGACACGCGCGATCATGGCCTCGTAGCGGATCCGCAGATCCATGGTGTTGGTGCAGCCGACCATGTACAAGCCGTCATCCCTGAATTCCCATTCACCGAAATACGGGCCGGGGATGCGCGACATCAGCGGCTGTTTCGCGGGCTGCATGACCACGAACGAGGAGCCGGAATTGGTTTGCCGCTGGAAGACGTTGAGCGGCAGGATCAGATCCGGCGGCAGCACCACACTCGCGTTGGTTGTCGATCCGTTGTAGTAGCCGTTCTGATTGATGAACACCTGGGTGCCGGGATCCTGATTCGCCACGGGGCCGATGGGCGTGAGGATGGCGTTATCGATCACCTGGCTGAACAGTCCGTTGTTCGCGAGATAGCGTTGCGTCTTGCGAATCGATCCATTCAAGAAAGTATTTGTGTACGGGGCGTTGTCAGTCAGGATCGCGCCCGAAGTGTTCCGCAACATGTCGTTGATCATGGCGCGGGCAAAATTCAACACGTTTTCCGCGCTGGGATAAGTTCCAGTTTGAACGTCTGCCATAAGTCCTCGAGTGAAACGCCTGTTTCAGCCGGCGTCGAGCTCTTGAAACATTTGTTTCAGGGCATCGGGGAGCGGCTGAGTCTGCCGCGATCTTGCTCAGATCAGGAGCCGAGAAGATTGCGTACCGCTCCCCGAAGATTTATTTCTTTTTCGTCTTAGTGCTGCCGCTTTCGGCCTGGCGCAGCTTGACCATCTGGGTGTGCAGCTCTTCACTGATCATGCCCGCGAGCAAAGCGCGATCAGGATCGAAAATGTAGCCGCAAGGATGCCGGATGATGCCCTGCTTGGCCGGTTCGCCGCAGCCGGGGCATTCCGCGGTCTTCTTGTAGATCTTGTTCCAACTGCGGTCTTCGCCAAAGTAGCTGGCGGCGATGCGCATCAGCGGTGTGATGTCGTCAATCTTTCCCGCGGCCTCGATCGATGCGGCCATGCCCAGCAACCGGCGGTAAGTGGCTTCCATCTTCCCGCGGGCGGCAGAAAGTTCGTGATCCGTAGGCGGATTGTTTTTCGTGAAGAACACGCCAAGCGCGGTGAGATCCGCGCCGTAACTCCACCAAGTTTTTCCGCCCGCAGTGACGGGATTCACGATGTCCTGGGCCATGAATTCGCCGCTGACTGCGTGCGTCTTCATTTCCTGTTCGACAAAGTAGGAATCGCGCCACACCGAAGGAAGAGTCCAAGCCAGCAGATACGGTTCGCCTGGTTCACAGGCCCGCAACACGAAAGTGCCCGCGGATCCGCGCTCCACTCTGTGCTCGAGAGCGCCGATGTTGTAGATGTACACCTTGTAAGCGGGATCGTTACTGAACTGCGCGGTGTCCGGCGTGTACACCAGGGCACCGTTCAATTCCTGTTCCACCTTACGCGCTTCGCGCAAGGCCACTACGCTGTCTGATGGCATAACCTTCCTCCTGATTTTCGAGATACAATTTTCGCGGGCGAAGTCCGGCTGCGGGTTCGATTCCCAAACTGAGTCGGTCAGTGCAGAAAGGCCTTCTGGATTTCGCCTACCTCACCTGGCGATGGCCGCGGCCCATCCTTCTCAAGATTTCTTCGCGGGAGATTCTGAGTCCGGCTTGCTTTTCTCTGATTCTTTGCTCCCAGGCTTCGCGATTGGACTCGTAGGTTCCGGCTTTTCCTCCGAAGGCGGGCGATGCATCCAGATACGCAGCCATAGCTTTTTGATTCGCTGCTTCGCGTTCCGCCGCCATACGCTGCTCGACGGCTCGTTTTCGTTGGGCATACGTGCTCTCCTTTTCCTTCAGGAGATTCGGCACCAGCAAATCGATGATCCAGTGCGTGAGCGGCATGGCGTCGATGAACATTTCGTCGCCCACGACGCGCCGCACAAAAAGATTGAAGGGCGCGGGCACGTACATGCCGCGTTCAGGATACATACCGATACCTGGCGCATCCGCGTCCCAGTCCCAGGTTATCGCGTACCAGAGTTCCGGCGAGATGATTTCGGGCGGCTTCCAGCAGTCGATGAACCAAGCCGGTATACCGTCATGCTTGAGGATGATGTGTTGGCCGCGTTTTCCGTTGGCATCGACACCGTAAACGAGATCGGTGTCGTTCTGACCCCAGACAATTTTAAAATTTGGTTCCCCGTAACGATTAGTTCCCCCGATGCGGTTGATGTGATCGACGTATTCTTGCGCGGCATACCGTTTCTCCATGCCAGGGATCGTCCAGCTCATGTCAGCCGTTCGTACTCCACGACGGCGACGAGTCGCTGCCGGAAATAAATTTCATCGTAGCGCAGGATGAGAAATTCCTCGCCATCGAGCTGCACCTCCGTTGCGCCGTACTTGCTGAACAACACGATGTCGCCCACCTCGAGCGGAAGGGGCAGAAGTTGATTCCCCACCAACCGTCCTTCTCCAACGGCGATGACTCGCCCCTTGCTGCTCTTCACCTGTGCGATTTCCGGCACATGCAAACCGCGGTTCATCTCCGTGTCTTCGTCAATGCGTTTGATTAAAACTCTGTCGCCTAACGGTTCGATGTCGATCATGTTTTCCTGATTTTAAATAGAACCGCCGAGGAGTCTTGTCATCTCCCCGGCGGCAACTCTCAGCTTTGCTCAGATTGCAGCCACAGGCTACCAGAATTAACTGAAATAACCAGTGGGAATTTGCGCGGACGAGATGAATGCACCCGCACGCACGTTGCTGTTAAACACATTGAAGGAGGTTACGAAATAGAACACAGTAGATGCGTTAATGCCACCGGATGCACCAATGGTCGGGAACACTGTTTGGCCGTTAACATCATATAAATCAGCAGCTTTCAGCTCCCCAATACCCCAGTACTTTAAGCACAATGCATCAACTCTACCGGGTAACGCATGTACACTCTTGACTATATCATAGCCCACGAAAGTGTTGGGCGTATATTTCTTCAGCATGTCCTGGCTGCTGTCGCCCTTCACTTCTTGCTGGTTGACGATGGCCACTTGGATCGCCAAATTCTCGACCGCAGCTGCCTGGTCAACGTTCATATACCAAATTAAATCGGCCAGTGCGGGCGTTTCATTGCCCAACGCCAGCGCAATTTTGCTGACTACCAAACGCCCGATGGGAATGGTGATCGCGGCCCCGGCAAGGTTCACCGTAGGCGTTGATAGACGGCCTGGGAAGTTCGAACGCGCCAGTCCATTCAGCGTGCCCGAATTGCCATTCACCTGATAAGCGCGAATGCCCATGATCGAAGTATTCGCGCCGCCCGATGCGCCGTTCACCATCAGTAGATCGTTCGCCGTCGTTCCGGCGGGAAGTGCCTGCGCGGACCAGATCGTATTGACGACGCCGTCCACATACGAGATCTGGAAACTGCCGCGGCTCACCCCGCCGACTGACGGGAACACCTGCACGATTTGGTTGTCGTAAAACTGGTTGGCGTTGTTGACGATGATATTGCTGAAGGACGGTCCCGCGGCACCGGAAGCGGAGCTGGGTGTAGTGACGGTCGCGAGCACGCCAGAACCATCGCCTTGCAAATCCGCATCTAAATTGGATTTGAATTGTTCTAACGTGTGCGTGAACTCACTTGCCTTAACCTGCACTCTACTCTTCTTACCAGTCTCCGTTGACCAAAGTGCCTGAGCAGTAATCTCACAGGCTTCGGAAAACGAGATGGGCGTGAGGAACTGTGCCGCGTAAAACGACCCAGTGCCGCGACCCATGTCGCCGCCGTCTGCGGAAAACTGCTGGTGCGTACTGCCTGCGGCAATCCTCATCGGAACGCGCAGAGAAGGACGCCCTGTGGGATCGAAAGTGCTGCCGGATGATCCGCCCGTAGACGTACTCATCGGCAACACACGTCCCGCTTTCTTGATCCTGGCGTAAAAAGTATCCTCCGTTAACATCAAATCGGGGATCTCTTCACGCACAGTCTCAAGTTCGACTGCCTGTACGGCAGCCTCATTGAGAGCAGCCATGAAAGCTACTCCATTGTGGTTGGACTTACTCCGTGCGGTTTTGCTGCCTGATTCAGCCAGCTTCGCTGCTGCTGTCTATTGCGGTAGTAGTGGGATCCCGTAGGATCCTTACTGCATTGCGTTGCTCGCGGTCGAGTTCTCGGTTTAACGTGACTCCGACACGATCGATTTGTGCGAGAGCGCAAACTTTTTTCCAAAATAGGCCAGACCGAAAAGGCCTACGACGAGGAGCACCAGCGTTCCCGGTTCGTTGGTAGCCGTCGATACGTCGAGATCATCGACCAGCACGCTTTCACCGGGAGCGGTGATGCTGAAATAATTGAACTGCCCTGCGAACGGAAGCAGATTGAAATTCGCCCCGGTTTGATTCGAAGCCAGCAGCGTACCCAACACGCCCGCGGTGTTCGATCCCCAGATGTCGTAGAAGTCCGGACCTTGGATGCTGTTCAGACTGATCGACAGCTTGGTGGGATTCCGCGCAATGATTGACGTAAGGTTCAGCTGCATCCAATGATCGGTAGAGATCTCGCGGTCCACGCCGTCGATGATGCCCAAGCCGAATTCCGTTGGCCCTTCGTTCTTCGCGAACAAATTGTCAGGTGCCGTGCCGTTGAATCCGGCGATGGCCACGGTGAAAGAACCGTTCGTGAACGTGCGCGAGGTGCCCAGATCACCCAAGGTGGTGCCGAAATTAAAATCCACGCCGTCCGCAAGTGCTGGGGCAACGGCGAGTGCCAGGACAGCGATTAGCAAGAAGATTCGGAACATGTCTTCTCCTTTCGGGCAGGCGGGAACGGCGGCAGGAACATTCGCAGTCACTTCCCAAACGAAGTAATTGACCGCTACACCATGCCGCCGCCCTGAGTGTACTACTTTTTGGCGGGGCTGACTGTCGGGGGCACTACTGTGCCGTAAGTGACAACCATGGTCGCCGGTGCCGTCACCGTAATGTTCACGGTGTCGTTCTCGACCACCTGGCCCATGGAATTCATGGCCGTATAAGTCACCGTGCAACTCGATCCTTCGGCACCCACGCCGGTTAAGGGGATCACATTGGGCGTGCTCGAATCGGGATTGCCAATCTGCACCACCGTGGGATCGGAGGACGAAGCGACAAACGTACAAGTTCCCGTGATGTCGGCCCCGGCAGCATCCAAAACCTGAATGGTCGCGGTATTCGGCCCAGTCGGAATCGTTACAGTCTGGTCAGGCATGTTTCTTTGCTCCTTGTGAAAGTGCGAATTTGTAGACTACCTTCAGCATCGCTGGGACAGAAACTTCCTCGCCGCCACCCAACAATTTCTCAATGTTCTTGGACGATGCCAGCAAGGCATTGAGTGTCGTGTTAGCGGTTTGCACGTTCTGCAAAGTCTCTTGGGCCACCTCGAGTTGCTGCTCCGCTACCCCCAGCTGCAGCTTGGCAACCGCCAGGAGCTGCTCGAGTAGTTGTGCCACGCTTTGGTTCTGTTCCGGTTGCGGCATGTGTTTTCCTTCCTTTTTTTTCATCGCGTTCGCGGCCCCCAAGTCATCACTCCCGGCAAGAAAATATAAAGCAGCCAGAGGATTACAGCGATGACCGCTACAGTGTTTAAAATCTGTTTAATTTTCGCGTCCATCGGAATGTACGTGTTGGCGAGCCACAACAACACCCCGATGACGATCAACACCACAATGATCTGAATGATCGGCATCGTTCACCTCACCGGCAAACCGTCGTAGCTGTACCAGTCCGTGCCATTGTTGCTGAAAATCAGACACTGCGTGTTCACATGCACGGCCACGAATTGGTAGTACGTGAAACCTTTGGGTGGCTTGATGGCCCGCAGCGAAGCCTTTAGGAGTGTTTCGCCCGTGACCGGATCCTGGGTCTTCACCACTTCGCTTTTTTGCCGTTCTTTAGCCAGGCTTCCCCGTGTCCCAATGTCATGCTTCCTAACCATGCGGTTTTATCCGTTCTCGCGAAATCCACGTCCGCGGTTTTCGGGCGACCGGCGACAACCGAGGATGTCCCAGCCCCGCGATTGCCGCCGGATCCGACTCTCCGAGTGGTGCCCACGCCCATTGCGTTTCCACTGGAAAGATTAAAATCCCGCAATACGCGCTTGATGACCGCGGGCGCCTTCTGGCGAGCTGCGGCGACGATGAAGCGTACCGCTTTTTGGTGATCGTGCGAACTGAGCACCGACTTGTAGCGGTCAGCATAGCCTGGCGCGGTGTTCACCGCTTCGGCCAGATCCTCGTTGATCTGTTTGCGGATGCGGTTCGCGGTTTCGACGCGCAGCTTCTTACCGGCCAGCTCTTGGCGCAGCAGGCGGTTTACTTCGCTCATCATCAGGTTGTTGACTTCTGTCCGGACGCCGCCGTACCAAGCTTTGGTGCGTTCCTGCTGGAATTGCTGGCGTTCCTGTTCCAGTTCGTCTTTCTGGCCCTTCAGCGGATCGGGCGCCTTGGTGTGGCTCGCATAATCCTGCAAGTTGCGGAAATAATTCTCGAGCTGGCTAAAAAACTTCTGTACGTCTTCGAAGCGCTCCCCGGCGATCGCGGCTTTCAGATCGCCCAAGGTATTCCATACGCCGCTGCGTTCGAGCACTCCGACCATCGGCGGGGCAATGGTGCGATCGAAAGCTATCGGATTGAGAGCGTGAAGTTTTTCGAGAATGGCGGGGGCCGCGGCGATGAATCCTTCGGGCGATTCGCGACTCCACACATCGATGAATACCGGATCGCCCTGGTTGATGCCCTCCTGCAGCATCTTCCCGGCTTCCACTTCTTCGGCCATCGCCGTGATGCCCTGGGCGCCGCCGTGGGTCTCGAGCAGCTCGCTGGCCGTGCGCAGCGCTTGCAATCCCCCCATGCGGTCGGACTGCTGCGCTTTGAACAATGCGGCGGTCAGCTGCCGCTCGAGCCGCGGATACTTCTGCGCGAATTCCGGATTGCCGCTTACAAATTCACGGAGAGCGCGTCGTAGCTGCGTGGGAAGAGCGCGGGTTGCTCCTCGCTCACCTTCTTCGCTTTCGCGTTCTCCTTCGCCGCCTTGCTCCTGCCCTTCTCCTTCGGTTTCTTCTTGTCCTTCCGTGCTGGTTTCTTCGCCACTCGATTCCTCCTCTGCGACTCCTGATGATGCACCACCGTCGCCGGAAGAATCTTCTATCAAACCCAATTCTTCGCCGTCCATACGTTTCTCCTGATTTTATTTATTGCTGCGGGGGCGGCGGGGCTCCTGATGCCGGTGATGGTGGGGGCGGGCCACCACCTTCCGGCGCCTTCACCGTCGAATTCAATGCCTTCACATCCTTCGCTTTTTCCAGCATGTCGGTTTGCTGCAGCCCTTGCGGGCTCAGCTGGATGCCGAGTTTCTGCGCCACCTGCATCTGTCCTTCAGGCGGCAGATCCTTGAAATTCGTGCTGATCGATTCCGACACCGGCTTCATCTGCGGCTGCTGCTGCATCTGCGCTTGCTTCATCAATGCGGCGAGCGCTTGCTTGTGTTCGTCGTAGTGCAGCCGCACATTCGCAAAACCATTCGGATTATTCGCGCGTTCTTTAATCCCTTCAGGCGTGTTGGACCAAGTTTTAATTTCCGCCATTTCCGAGGCATGGTCGTCTAACTCCTCATCGATCGGTACGCTGCTGACCAGCGGCGGGATGGCCGACACCGCCTGGGCCATCTGCGCGGAAACTTGCTGCATGGCCGCGGGCGGCGTTCCTGGCGGCGGTGGTCCAATATTCGTGACTGCTTGCTGCGCCTGCTGGAGTTTTGGATTCGGCAGCGGATCCGACTGCAGCAGAATCATAATTTCCGCTTGCTGCTTGTTGGCAGCTGCCGCGGCAGGCACGCTGAGTTCCGGCAATCCCAACTTGTCCTTGGCGATACTCATGTTGCGCGGCACCGCGAGGATTGATTGCAGGATGGGATTGGTGGCCGCGGCTTGCATGATCACGTTCCACGCGGCCCGCTGCATCACCCAGGATTCAGGAAAATTTTCGTCCGTGTCGGGATAACACCGGATGTTGCCTTTCAAGTCTTCCGGATCTACTCGCAGGTGCTCTTTCACTCCACCTGCCGCTGGCACTTCACCGCTCATGGGGCTGTTGCGGAATCTGGCCGCGCAGCCCACGGCCTGGCGCATGATTTGCGCATAACCAACTTTCAGATTCCGCCAGGTCAAACCCAAACGGCCCAGCGCCTGGTCGCGCTGGATGGAGATTCCGCCAAGGGTATCGTTCGCGCCGGTATCGCCGCCAAAGAGCGCGGGAAACGCACCGCACAAAAACTGCGAGAATTGCGTGAATAAATTCTCGATGTAGACGAGCAACCCTTCGGCCAACTGGATCTGCGGTTCCACGAAAAAGTTGGTGGCCAGCTCCTTATCCGGTCGCCGCTTCATCTTCACGTACTGTCCCGGCTTGGTTTGCAGCTGCTGCAGCGCATCAGTGTCGATAGCTTCCGAATCCACCCACTTGAGCGGCACCAGATGCATGAAAGCGTCGTGCACGTAATCCATGCAATCATTCAATTTTTCTTGCAGCGGCATGAGCGGTGAGCCCAGCGCGGGACGATGCATGCCGTCGCCGGGCCGCGGAGGAATGACCGTCCAGCAGTCATCGAGCTGCTCCCGGCGGCATTCCACAACTTCTTTGCCCACCATGGCGACCATCGCGCCTTTTGGAAACGTGTCATAAAGCCATTCGCGATGATCTTCGTCATCGATGGCGCGGAAAAAACTGGGCCGAAACCATGACAGCGTTTCCGTCGTTTGGTAGGTCATGGCGTCGTTGGTCATGTTCGAAGGACGCATGCCGGTCATAATCGACGTACGCGCCAGGCGGGCGTATTCGGTGTTGGCCGCGGGCGTTTGCATCGGCTGCAGATCTTTCGCTTTTTTCGGATACTTCGTTTTCATCCGCGTGATGTCGTACTCCTGCGATTTCTGCAGGTAGTCGCATTCGCTGGTGTTCCGCGCCTGGATGGGAATCTTGACTTCCAGGCAGCCGTACGGCTCGATCACTTCCTGGCCCCGAGGATCGCCTTTGTCGAAACTTTCTTCCGAGGCGCCTGCGCCTTTCGTTTCGGGCAGATAGCCCATCTCATCTTCGATGTTGGTTTTCTGTTCGTATCCGAAGCGCTGGCCGTCGATCACGTAGTGCGTGTACACACAGGCGATGGCATCGGTCCACAGAAAGCGCACTACATCTTCCTGAATGATGGGCATGGCGTTGGCGCGTTCGATCAGCCGCGTGGCATCTCCGGAATTTTCCGCTGCCGCAACATCCGCCGGATTGTTGGGTTCATCCGGCTCGAAACGCACCGAGGGATTACCAGCTGTTAACGCTGCAATTATGGTGTCAGCGAAAGCAAGGTATATATTAGTCTCTTGAGAGTGGTCATCGTAGGACGAACCACCCACCAAGATAAGCTGCGGCAAAACCCACGCGCCGTTTTTTCCCGGCAGCAAAACTTGATTCCCGCGGTAAAAGTATCTGGCCTTCCAGGCATCGCGGATTTGCAGGCGGTAGCTCGTCAAATCGCGCTGCGCCGCTTTGTCCACCAGTTCTTTCAGAATATTTTCTTTTTCTTCTGTCGAGAGGTCGCTGTCGTCGTCTTCCTCGAGATCGACTTGATCCTCTTCTCTGACCGCATCGACCGGACACAATTCCCCCGGCTTAAATTCTTCTTCTTCTTCCCCGCCTTCCTGCTCTTCCTCGTCTTCGCGATCGATTACTTCTTCGTCTTCAGCCATTCTTTGCGCTCATAAAAGCCAGTGCCAGCCGCGCTCTGCGGCCGACTTTTCCGCTCGAGTGTTTTTTCGCTTCCGCGTACGCCCTGGTGCTCATGCCGTGGCGGGCGGCAGCAGCTTTGAATACGCCTTTGGTGCCGCGCCGCTTGATGGACTCCGCGGCTTCCGTGAGTGGTTTGTCTTCCGCCATAGTTACCTCTTTTTCCTGATCGGCTCGTCAATCCCTTCGACCACGATGCGCGAAACATTTCGCGGCTCGAATTGCATGCGTGGCGATGGTCTCGGCATGCTGGTGTCGGTTTCCGGAAACACTCCAGTGCGGATCCGCGGCACAACCACTTCGCCTTTGTGCAATTCCGCGGGCCCGGTTTCTGGCACCAGGCCGCCTTGTTGGAAGGTTTGCATGAGCGGCGCATTCACCGCAGCGCGTTCTGCCTCGAGAGTGGGATTGCCGTGTGGGCGTCCCATATGAAAATCAAAAGGCTTCGGCGCTTCCGGCCCGGGCTGATAGCCCAGTTCGCCTTTCGCGGGCACTACCAGCTCGCCCTGATGCACGTTGTAGATTCCAGTTTCCGGCACTAAGCCGCCCTCTTGAAAACTGCCTTTCGGCTTCGGAATATCGTGGCCTTCTTTGCGGAGATACGACAGCTTGATAGCCGTCGCTTGCGCTTTCGATTTAACGATAGGACCGCCAGGTCCGCTGTGCAGCTTGTGCTGGCGGAATTTCGACATGATCTCCGATGCTGGCATTTTTAAAGTAAGGCATCCTTCACGCGGCGTTCACGTTGCCTTTGAATTCTTTGAGGGTCTGTTTCTTCGTCAATGAAATCGAGGGAATCGTCCTGGGTGACTTGCGGCACGGCTTGCCCCGGCGGCAGCAGATTCACGATGCGTCCGAGGAGCACGCCGCCGGTGCCCACAAACCAAACTTCCGTGACCGGCACAGCACTGTTCATTTCGACCTTGAAGGGATTCAGCGGAAACAGAATTCCCTGGATCACCGGCCATTGCCGCGCATTCACTTGCGCGATCATCGATTGCGGAAAGCGTGAGAGTCCCGCATGGATCATGGATTCGGTCAGCGTGGCGTGATTGGCATTCACGTTTGAACTGGGTCTATCGACGCTCATATTTGGCTTCCTGTATGCGCATCATCAAAGCGGTAAAATTCGCGCTGAATGCTCCGGTCAGCAAGCAACGGGCGTTTTCGCTGGCATGGCCGGTGAAGATCAGGATCAAACTGATGATCGCGACGAAAACCATCAAAGCGATCAAGATGGCGATTTTTCCGCCATCGGTTGTGAGCAGATTGAAGAAAAATTCCAGCGTCATCGTCGTTCATGCTCATTGCAGCATCCGCGCTGCTCTACGATGCCTTCGACTTCTTCACAGGCGCTCGTAGCGTTTCCTGGGTTCGCCATGTACGTGCAGCTGACGCAGTGGGTGTCGCCTTCGTCCGTGTAGCCTGCTTCTTCTTTGCTGACTCGAGTGATTCGCCATGCATGATTTGGATGCGTTGGATGCGCCACGCCGTTAACATAGAGGCCGCATACTCCAGCCGCCCTAATACTGCCCTTAACCTCAAGGCACTCGCCTGGACCTCGAATAAATTTCCAGCATGCTCCACAGCGAGCGCCCGCCGCTCTGCCAATTGAAGCAGGCCGGAAATACAGGACGGCGGCTTTGGTGTCTTTGTGTTCACTCATCAGTGCCAGTAGCAGAAAATTTTAGGGAATTGAATCTGGTGCGCTTGCTCGAGGTGGTGGAACAGATACGTCAGCAGCAGCATGTCTTCTTCCGGCTGGATCACCACCATCTCCCAGCCGCACTCACAAGCGATGGTCAGAGCACCGGCAATGGCATTCGGCACGGGATCGAATTGGACCCGTGGCGGCGCCATGTTTACGCCATGTAGCCGATGCGCGATCCGCCCATGCCGCCGCGGGATTCCGCGCCTTCCGCTTCCCCGGCAACTTCGGCGTCTTCGCGGCCCATGTCACCCAGGTGATCGGTATCCTCGCCCATGGCGTGCACGCCGTGTTCGTGGGCCTCGCCAAGGGTCGAATGGTCGGCGTGATGCACATGCCCGTCTTCATGCTGGGTCACGCTGTGATAGCCCTGGTGGGTTTTGTAGACGTGATGGCTGACCGCGCCGCCGTGTTCATCCACTACGTTTTTGATTTCGTCGTGGCCGCTGGGTTCGCGCTCCCCGCCAGAAGTGCCACCACGTTCCGAAGGACGCTCCGCGGCGCCGCCGTAGCCTTTACCGCCGCCGCCGAGGCCTTGCTCCTTCTTTTTCTTCTTTCCTTTGGCTTCATTGTAGCGGTCCACGATTTGCCGGTTGCCTGCCAATTTCCCGTCGTATGTTTCACTGCCCCGCATCTTTCACCTCCGTGTCCCATTTGCCTTCTTCCACGATTTTTTCCTGCTGCTCCTGGCTGAGTGCGTTCCATTCGCGTCTGAGGTCTGCAAAATTCTTTCGCGAGGGCAGTTGGATGCGCTCGAGATGCGGCGCAAGTCCTGGCGGGCGTGACTGCGCGGAATACTCGCGCTGCGCCGCGTTGCCCGTGGTCGCCATCGCGAGTTCCATGCGCTCGCACTTCCCGCGGTAGAATTCGAGATCTTTGCGTAGTTCCTTTTCGCGCTCGATCGCTTGCGCCAGGTCGAATTCGAGCAGCTTCACGTATTTGCCCGTCATCGCCGCCTCCGATTGATGGTGAAGGTCACGTTGTCCGCGGCATTTACGGAAGTCAGTTTCAGGTAGCGCATGTACTTCTGCTGGTTGTCGGGAATGGCCTGGATCTCGCGCTGCATCAAAACTTCCCGCGGAATCTGCTGCTCCGAAGCGTAACTCATCACTCCGTAACGAAAACTTTCGCACACGTCCAAGAAAAGCTCGTTGCCTTCTTTGACGGCGTCCTCGATGTTTCTCTCGTCGCGCATCAACTTCGGGATCGAATCGATCACATCGGGACAATTATCGAGCACAGCGACTGCATCTGTGTCCAGAAGCGTGTAGCAAAGTCGCCAACCGTCCACGCGACGATTATTTGCGCGTTCAGGTCGCGGCAAGTCGTATTCCACGAAGACATCGCCCATCTTGTCGGCAATGCTGTGAAACTGGTCGATTTTGCTGAATCGATCAGGCGAGAGATAGACGTGCCCGATGTGGTCTGATTGATCTCCAGTATGATTCGCACCTGCAATTTTCTCCGCAACGAGTTGTTCGTTCATCTGCCGCAACACCAGCTGCCGGTAGCACAGCAGGATGGTGCGTTTGGCTTCGGGATCGAATTCCGTTTTGATTCGTACCCGCGTCCACCACAGCACTACCGTCGAGTGCTCGAATCCCCAGTCAATACTGATCCAGCGGTCTTGCCACGGCTCAAAAATAACTTGGCTGAAGCTTTTGACATGGCGAGCCGGATCCCAGTTCTGGAAAAACTGGCCCGCGAGTATGTCCCAGCTACCAGGGATCCAAGCCTGTCGGAGTACCGGATCAACAATTGATTCCAGGGCAGCGATGTAGTTCTTGTCGTTGGCATACACGAAGTTGTCGGCATAGGTCGAGTGCACGGCTTCGTACTCGCTCGCATCATAGTTCGCCGCCATCTCCCCCACCGGCTTCTTCAGAATCCATAAAGCTTTCACCCAGCCAGATCCAATGCCATTCGGATTCGTGCCGCCCGCCATCCGCGGCCTGACCTTGTACTCTTTCCCGCGGTGCCAGTAACTCTTGATGGGGCAGCGATTCGAGCCCTTCAGAAAATCCCACTGGCGGTACGTGAACTGCGTCAACTCTTCCCAGCCGATAAAGACAAACTCCGCGCCTTGATACTGCAGGAGGTCCGCGTCGTTTTTGACATGCCCAAAGAACAATTTCGACCCGTTCCAAAAGGTCACGACTTTCCGGCTGGCGTTGTAGCGGTAGTACAGGTGAGCAGGAACGGATTTGGTGAACAGATCCTCGATGCCGCCTTTCTCCATCGAGGTCAGCGTGCGCCGCAAGAGCAAGCAGTTACAGCCAGGAATCAGAATGCACTGCGTGATAGCTTCCCACAAAAGAGCTGTCGATTTGCCGCCGCCACGGCCACCCTCGAGCAGCGGATAGCGTGCGCGGGATTCGTGGAATTTCCGCTGCACCAGTTGGGGCCGGTAGTAGTCGCCGATTTCAGTTGATGGGTTCATGGCGCGTGGGCACCGCGCTCACGTCGAACTGCGGACCCGCGGTCAGCGGGCGGTCTTCGGCTTCGATCGGTTCCCGCGGCGGGCGCCCGTAGAGATAGTGAACCGCCATCTTGAAAGCGTCAAAACGGATTTCCTTCGGAATCGGCACATGCCTGCCGTCTTTCATTCTTCCGTACAGGAAATATTGCCACAGCGCTTTCATTTCCTCTTCCGGCAAAACCTGCCGCAACACGTCGCGAATGCCTTTGCTGCGCCAGTGCGATCCGCCGCTGCCGGGAATTTTCTTGTGGCCTTTCTTAAACGCATGATTGTTGCCAGGTTGAAATATTCCCATTCCTGATCTCCTGATTTTCTACATCCTCAGTCTGAAATCGTAGCCGGGGCCGAGATCGCCGGGAGGAGAAGAGAGCGGAATGCTGCCGCTCGCGGATCCGGCCACGAAAGTTTTCAAAGACGGCGCGGTCACTACGGTCGGCGCGAAAACCACCAGCGTCACCGGCCCCGAAGTTCGCGGGTTGACTGCACTGCAATCGCGGCCTGCCTTGAACACTCCGTTCAGAAAGAAATAACCGATATTCCCGATGACCGCCAAGGTATAGACATCGTTCACCACCGGAACGTAATTTGAATTCTTGTAGATCTCCAGACTATTGCTGCCGTTGTTGTACTGTACCGCGGCGGAAAGCGTGACCGTGGAACCGTCGCCGTTATCTGTCAGATTCAGGTCCCAGCTGTCCTGAAAATTCGCGAACGCGGTGTCGGTGCGCAGTGTGGCAATCATGGTCTGGAAATTTCCCAGCGTGCCGAAGCTGCCCGCGTTGGTGAACGAAACGTAGCAGTCATTCGGAATGCTGGCCCCGATGAGCTGCATGTCACCCTCGCTCGTGCCATCCGCTACGGTCGATTCACAAACACCACTGACCGCTTGCATGGCCACGGCGGTGATATGCGCGTTGGTCAGCACCGACCAGTTCGCCGGATTGAGCGGATTGGCGTTGGGCGTGAAGTTGTCGGTGTAAATCGGCGTGAGGGTGAGCGCCATTTACATTCTTAACCGGAAATCGTATCCCGGCCCCAGATCCCCGCCGCCGCCGGTAGAAAAATTCTGCGTCAGGTTCACGGTGGATACCACAAGACTCGCGGACGGTGGACTAAAATTCACTCCCGTCTTCGATGGTGTCACTGTGTAACTGCCCACGCCGAGGCCTGGAATCTGATAGTTGCCGTAAGCATCGGCAGTCACGGATCCGCTGGCCGTGCCGCTGTACGTGATGGTGGCCGCGGGCGCAGCGTTTCCGCCAATGCTATAAAGCGCGGTGAACTCATCGCCAGACCAGTACAGAAACTGGCAATTGTTCGAATTCATCAATATGCCAGGACTACCGCTCGCGATGCTACTGTCGGTAAAAGTGCCGAGCAGCGTGGTGTTCTGGTAGACGTTCAGCGTTGTGCCGTTGCATTCCAGGCGAAAACAATCGAGCGAATTGATGGTGATGGCTGTGGCGGATTGAATCGGCGTTGATACAGTAGCCACGAACTTGCTAAGTGACCATGTTCCCCCGCCGATGGTAGTTCCAGATCCGGCGGTCGAAATCACTTGCAGCATGTAGAACGTGTACGAAGCTGCAGTGTTCATCCGTGCGCAAATGTCGAGCGAGGTGTTTCCAGTCATGGAATAGATCACCGCGCTCGATGACTGGTTGTTGTTCCAGCTGCGCCCCGTCCACACTCCGGAACTGGTGCCGCCCGCGGCGCTGCCAACTCCCACGCCGCCTAGGAAGGCACCCGCACCAGAAGAAGCGATGTTGTTTGGAAATCCTGCTTGCTGCGTCCAGTTGCTGACGTAATTCGGGGCCGCGTTGAAAGTTTCCTGAACTTGCTTCGACCATCCGCCATTCGGATTGATGGTGCCCGCATCGCGAGCACTCCAATTTTTGATACTGGTGCCGGTCACGGTCGCGAGCGACTGGCCGGTAAATGGCGTGTTGTGCCCAGAAACATTGGCACTCTGATTCCCGCAGCCTACATACCCGATGGCGTTCAGAGAAAGATCGTCCACACTCGAATACAAAGCGCTATTCCGGAGAAAACAAATTTTCTTTCCAATGAGCGCCAGGGTGTAGATGTCGTTCACCGAATCGGTGGCCGTCAGAAGTCCTTGGCCGCCGATAAAAGTGCCCACGCCTGCCACCGTCTTCCAGATCTCGCGGCACCATACGCGGTTGTCGTTGCCGCCCGAAAAATAACCGGAGTTGTTGCCGAAAAAAATGAAGTAGTTCTGCTGGCCGTCCGCAGTGTAACGACCGAGCAGCAGCGGAATCGAATCGGTGGCCGTCGTTCCCGTGCCCGTCGATCCGCTCTCAGTGACCGCCGCGCCATTGGCAATGACGAATGTGCCGCTCGATGTTCCCGTAACGCTGATGGTCAACGCATAAGGGATATTCGATCCGCCATTCTGCATGCCGGTGATGATCACTTCTTGCGGCACAAGCAGCGCCGCGCCCGAAGTCAGGGTGTAGGTATAAGTCGCTTGTCCGGCACTTGGAGAATTCGCCGTGCACGCGGTAATCGATACCACCGAAGTCGATGGCGCGATACTGGCCAGTTGCGCGGTGATGATTTGTTCCGGCGTCTGCAGTTGGGTTAGGTAACCCGCAAAACTGGTGGCGAATCCGCTGCTGCTGGGACCTGGCCCCGCAGCCACGGCATTCGACAGAATCTGCACATTGGCCGCAGTACCGCCGCCGCCACCCGCCAAGTACGCCCAATTCGGGCCCAGCGAAAGATTGTTGGCGCGGGCGAACGAATCGGAAACGCTGGTCATCAGAGTCGCAACCTGAAATCGTAACTGGGACCAATGTCGCCGCCAGGATTCGGCGGCAAAACGGAAGTCAATCCTTTCGCCGCAAAGTACGTGTAGGTGCCGCCGCTCGATCCGAAAGTCAGACTGCCTTGGTAGAGTCCAGGCGACGAAATGTTGCGATCCATCAAAATCGCGTTGGTCGCGGTGCCAGGAGTTCTTAGCGTGCTGCCGTCCGCTGCCGCATGGGTCACCGAGTTGTCAGTGCGGCCCATGAAAATCAGTGTCTCGTTGGTGTAGTTCGCGACTACTGTGCCGGTGGTCAAACTGGTTCCTAAAGGAATCGGCAATTGCCCGATGGCCGTGTCGATCGGCGCAGCGGGATTCGCGGTGTACTCCGCGATGAAAATCGCCAGCGTATCTGAATTTGGAAAATGGCCGGAAACGTTAAGCGCGCCGCTGCCGCCAGTGTTGAGCGCCCAGAAAACTTGGCTGCAGTTGCCGGTTCCGCTGCCTTGGCCGATGCCCACCCAAGTATTTGAGTGATTGTCGGTCACACTGCCCAGCCGTGCATTGATAACGCTTGCGGCCAGCAGATGTGCCAGCAAAAAAGAATTGGCGGTCGACGAAGCAAAACTCTGTACCACAGTGGTGACCGCTGCTTGCACCTGTTCCGTGCTGACCTGGGAAAACGTCAAGCCCACTTACATACCTGTCGAAGTGGATTGGTAAATCTTCGCCCAGATGGTGCCTGGCCCGCCGGTGAACGCGGTGGTGTTCACGCGCACGAAGCGCACGTTGTTGGGCACCTGCGCGACTACGGATCCGGTTAGCGTGGTTTGACTGGTGCCGATGATTTGATACTGCGCATCGATATCGTCGACCGCGCCCTCGAGCTGCAGTGCCACGGTCGCCGCGGTAGTGGTCCACACCATGGTGAGTCCGTAACCGCCTGCAGGATCGAGTGCGAATTGCAAACCTTTCGCCACACTCGTGGTTTCCCCTACATCACTCACGGTGAACAATGCCTGGCCGCCATCCGGCGTGGTCGCAATATTCCCCGTCGTCGCCGGATACGTGATCGTGCCGACACCTGTCGCAGGCGTGATGGTGACAGCGGTCGTCGCGACGTTTGAAACATTTGCGGCCGCACCCGCCGCTACTGTTCCGGTCACCGTCACCAGCGCGCCGGTTGTGGGGATGTTTCCCTCGATGAGTTTCACCGTGGCGGTCACCACGTTCGCCGCTACCGCGAGCGCGGTGATGTACATGCGGCAAGGTTGCTGGCCCAGCGGAAAACTGCCCCAGCTGTAACTTGGCAGCCCTGCCGTGATGCCCCGCCGCGGCGTAATTCCCGGCGGCGCGGTAACATACGGCGGCATCAGATGCTCTGTTCGACCGTGTAGTACACGGTGATGTGCATGGTGCCGTTGCCCGCGGCAAACTGGTTGGTCGCCTTCGATATGGTGAACGCGGCATTGTCTTCAGTCGGTGGATTGCCCGCGGTCGAGGTGAGGCCGGTGCCGAGTGCGGTGGCCGCGAAGTCTACGACTTGCTGGCGCCGATTGGGACTGGTGGTCACCAAGAAAATTGCATTCGAGGCCAGCGCTACCGTCAAGTTCGCGCCGACCGAGAAACTTACTGCTCCCCCAACATCGGTGTATGCCGCGCTGCCTGCCAGCAAACGCATCACGATCTTGTCGATGTTCAGGAAAAAGCCGGTCACGCCAGGTGCCGGAATCAGCGTTACCGGAGTGGTCTGTAAGGCCAGAATCTGCGCCGAGGACAGCGTGATGTCCGCAACTTGAAAGCCTGCGCAGGGTGACGGGCCTACCGCATAGCTTGGACCCCACTGCCCCGCGACCAAAGTGTTCGCAGTAATCGGATTCGCCGGTGAAACTACAAACGGAGGTGCCATTCTGTTTTCTCCTTCAGTTAGTGATGAGCTGCAAAACGAGATGGTGGTCGGACATGCGCGGCATCCAGATCTGGCTGGTGCGAGCGAAGAGTTTGGCGGAGGTGAAATGGCGGCGGCGGCCTGTGCCCCTCGCTCGCACTACCAACTGCGATCCATGCAAGCGAAGCGCAGCGTCGAGCGGAATGTTTCCTACGCGGAATCCGTAAGCGTTGTACAGCGGCAGGCTTGGAGACACCACGACTGTCCTTCGTTAACCGGATTGTCGCATCCGATTGCCCCGTGGGGTTGCGCCTGATGGTTTCAAAAACTACAGCGATGTCCCTAAGGCTGTCAAGGACAGGAACTCATGGGTTCGAGATTCTCGTCTGGATACCAATAGCACCACCGCCCGCCGTGATGCGGCCCGTCACTCCACCACGGCCCGCTCCTTCCGCCTGCGGTCGCTACCGTGCCATGGATCCAGCCGCACAGCGTCACCCGGCGATCGCCGATGTCCGCAGATGCGGACACGTAAAAGCGATCCCGCGGATCGTAGTCCTGAATCAGCAAATACTTGCCTTTCTTCCGATGTGCCCGCACTTCTACGTTGCCGATGTCCGCTGGTTTCGCGCCATGCGTTTGCGCCCGCAAATCGTCCGGATAAAAGTCCATCACACTAAGTGGCAGGCCTTTGTACTTCAGATTGGCGCGTTCGCCGAGACAGCCAATCTGATGATCCGCGAGACTTCTTTCGGGCGCTTGGTGGTTGCCGCCCTTCCTATGCTTTTCGATCGCACGCTGGTGCCGCTTCAGTGCACAGCGTATCGCTTCTGCATATTCTTCCAGCGTCAATTCGAGTTCGATCGATTTGATTCCTACCGGCAAGCGCAGCCGAAACAACGGCAGCTGCGTCACGGCTCTGTTTCTTCGGTCGGCGCGTCTTCGGCGGCGAGGTCATCGTAAATCCCCGCCTCTTCAGCGGCGATATCGTCGCGCATCTCCTGGCACTCATCGCAGAAAGAATCGCCTGGCGGAATCTCCCGCCCGCACGAATCGCAGAACGTAGCCGTGTTTTGGTAGCACTCTTCGCACCGCTCCGGATCCTGCGGATCGCCCTCGAGGGTTGCATGACACTTCGGACAAATTGCTTGTTCACTCATTTCGCGACCTCCTGATCGATCACGTAAATCGTAAGCCGGACCCCTACTTCGGTGCGCTCATATTCCTTCGTCCACATGCCCTCGTCAACTTGTTCATCATTCGTCCAGACCACCCCCTGCAACGCATCCATCAGCAGCTTCTCGAGGTTGTCGCCATCGCCTTTGTGCCGCACATAAAACTTGGCCACGAACCCGAAACGCGATACGCCATCGAGGCGCAGCTTCGGCTCGAGACACTTCACTTCCCAACCGAGTTGCTCTGCCGTGGCAGTGACTTTCTTGTCCGTGTAGTACACCAGACCGTGGCGCCGCGCTCGCTTCCACGCACGCATCTCCATGCGGATGAAGTGATCGAAAATTATTTTGGTGTTCACTCCGACTTCGCCGCTTGTTCGTTCACCTCGAGTGCCACTGCGGCCCAGTCCACGCGATCGAGTACCTGCCGCGTCATCACTTTCTGAAACGCATCCGCCGCGGTGTTCTTCTCCACAATGTCCCGCAAATCATCCGCCGTGATTTCCATCGCCTTTCCTCCCGTCACAATCGCCGGTGTCGCTGGTCTCCCCGCGTCCGGCCCGATAGTGTTCTGCGTGTACTGCGGCCTGTACTTGTATGCCCCTGCCATCATTGCCCCCACAAAATGCTGGCCAGCACCATGGTCGATGGGTTCACTCTGAGTGTCGCCTTGATCCCTGTGGCCATGTTCTGGTTCACAAAACTTTGGTCCGTGCCCACCGTGATCCCCGTACTGTTTCCACTCGCTTGCTCCGTCACGTACAAACCTGTCGCGTTGTTGAACACGTTTAGCTTGAAGATATACGGCAACTTCGGATCCCACGCCATCGTTCCCGTCGCCGTGCCCATGCCATCGGTCTGACTCGTCGCCATCATGTTCCAGTTGTTCCCGGTCGTATCCGCCGCTTGAAAAAATTGCACCGAGTAGCCAATGCCAAACGGCGTGTTGGTGCTGTCGGCCCACTGCAAGGTCACCGCATACGTCACATACGGCGTCAGCTGCACGCCTTCGTAAATCGCACCGCCTTTCACGTTGGTGATTACAATCTGCACCTGGCCCTGATGCTGCCCCGCAGTGTTTACCGTCACGTTCTTGATCTCGTCGATCGCAATGCCTTTTCCGCCAGTCACCGCAACGATGTCGAAGTTCTCGAGCCAGGGCACCGCGTTGATCGCGATGTCCATCACCCGCTGCCCTGGCGCAGTGTAGTAAATCTCAGCAAACTTCATGTCCAAGGTGTACGTGCCAGGCGGCGTCTGAAACGTCAGCGTCAGCGTTTCACCATTGCTCACCCGCGGATGCTGAAACAGCGCTTGGTTCGTGTCGCACGGTGTCGCGCCCGTGATCGGCGGCGCATTCGCACTTACGTAGTTCGTCGCACTGCCGGAATTGAAATAGCCTGCATCGGTCGCCCACACGTTGTTCTGGCAATCTGTGTATGTGACCGGATCCGTCGTCGAGCCGCCAGGATAAACGCGAATCACCGGATCCGGCGGCGGCACCTTCGGCGGTATCGGATTCGGCGGCACCTGCGCCATGGCGTTCCCGTCTACCAACATCATCACCGCGATCGCTACGATCAGCGCCGCAAGAAAAATCAAAACTGAAATCACATTGCGCCAGGTCTGTGTCATGGCTGCTCCTTCCGCGCCTCGAGCAATTTGCGCAATTCAATCGCGAAGCTTTTGCACATCAGGTTGTAGTGCGGCGTGTCTTCGTCGTCTTGTTCAAGTTCTTCATACCATTCCGCCATCTTTTCCACCGCTGCACGCAACTCCCAGCGACAAGCGCAAGTCGGATGGCCGCACACGCCGCAGTAGTACACCACTGGAGTCATGGCTCACTCCTGCGGTGTCCGTTGATGTCCACATACTGCCCGCTCAGGATCTGATCCGCAATGCGATCGAGCTGCTGATGCGT